GTGCAAATGCAAGGCGATAGCGTAAGAGACAAAATGAGCAATAGCAGCAATGGTGGTGGTGCCGCATCGCCAGTGTTATCAATGAACTTTGAAACCACTACCATTAATAACGTGGAATATGTGAGTAGGGAACAACTAGAGAGGGCTATGATGGAGACTAGAAAGCTTGCCACAAAAGATGGTGCACGGCAAGGGGCTAATTTAGCCATTGATAAAATCCAACAAAGTCCTAACACTCGTCGGAGAATTGGCATTTAATTACCATGGCTAATTTTCCATCATTAAAACCCACTCGTCGTAATTTTACGCTGGGTGAATATCCAACAAAAATTTATCGTTCTTTATCAGGAAAGACTATTCGCAGAAGTTTTGGCAATCGTCCGTATGGAGCCACGTTAGAACTAGTGTTTGAAAATGTGAGCGAAGACGCATTGGCCGCCATTTATAGTCATTATCACGGGCAGCTAGGTAATTCCACAGGCTTTGCATTGTCCGATGAGGCATTGGCGGGATTAACTGCTGGTACAAATACAACCAGGCAGTTAAAAGCTGGAGCGCCATTTATCGTGCTGCAACAACTTGGCATTGGAAGTGGAAGTTCTTCTGAAATGCTTTGGTTTTATGATGAAGCCCCTCAAGTGGAAAGCACCTATAGAAATTTAAGCACAATTAGCGTCAAACTTAGCTCTGAATTTACACCATGACCACGCTAAGAATTGTTCAATATTTTGATCTTCTAGCAATGACAGATACGGCTGCTACGGCAGCCAATTTGGCAGGCATGAACCAAGCTGATACCATCACTCTTGGCAGCGATCCCAACACTGTTTACCATCGCTACCAAAATTTCTTTGTCAACGAAACCAAAATTTACGACGGGCAATTATATTCTTTTGCTCCATTTCGTACGGAAGGGACAATTAGCAATTTGGGCGGCGACAATACACTATTGCAAGTGTTATTTCCCAATGTAGAAGTGGCACTGCGTTTAGTTGAACAGGGCAATGGTAATAGGCTTAGCCGATTAGTTTTAACCACGCAATGGCTTAATGCAAATTTTGCTCCAGTAAAAACTTATGAAGAAAGATATATTGGTATTGGCGCCGCATTCTCTGATACCACTATTGAACTTAGATTTAGAAGCGCAATGGATAGCGTGGGAACACAATTTCCAGCACGTACATTAACGCGCAGTCTTGTAGGATTATTGCCGTTAAGCGCAAGCGTTTCATTGCGATGATTGATTACAGCGATCTGATTGGGCTAAAGCATCAATATGCTGCACGCCCAAGTGATGGTGAAGGCTTCACTGATTGCTGGCTTCTTTGCATGGAAGTTAGAAAACGGCTGGGCCTTAAGCATTTAGAGGCTTCCTATCCATGGGTGTATCAAGATTATGAAGAGGAAGAGCTAACCATTTGGAAAATTTTACGTTGGTTATTAAGTTTTGGCGAAAAAATTACTGAACCACGCCCTGGCGCGGTATTTTACCTGCCAGGCGGCAATTCATTGCTTGCCATGGCTGTTGTATTGGACGATGGCAATTGTTTATTTCTCGGGCCAAGTAAGATGGTAGTAGCAGCGCCTGTCTCAAGGGTGCGGCCAAAGTATTATTTTTGGGCAGATTAATGAGCGACAAGCGCGACAAACTGCTTCCTTATGAATACCAATTAATTGATGCTCTTGGCATTACCAAGGAAGAGTATTTAGATTTTGTCGCGCAGCAACAATTGTATGCAGACGCAAAAGAAGGCACAACATTAGATATTAGAAACTGGGAAGTTGCGGCAATTATTATTGCCGTTGTTGGCATTGTATTTCAAGTGGTGGCGGCACTTATTGCGCCTCCACCTGCTCAAGCTCCTCAAATTCGTGCTGCCACTCCCACGGCTGGAGGGGGTGTTCCAGCCACTCGTGATGAGGTATTTGCCCCTCGTTTTGGCTTTGATACGCAACAACAACTGGCAGCTTATGGTGATCCAGTTAATCTTGTTTATGCCAACACTGATGCCAACCCTGAAGGTGGCGTGCGAGTGGCCACAGCTTTAATTTGGTCAGCAGTATTGAGCTATGGCAACAGTCAATTAGTACGTTTAATGTTTGCACTTTGCGCTGGTGGACTGGGGCGCATTGATGAGCAAAAAAGTGCTTTTGGGCAAACCGCCCTTAGGGATTTAATAGCGCAAAATTATTGGATTTATTTTGCTCAAAATTACACTGGATTTCTTCGTAATAGTGATGTAAGGCCAGCTTTAAACGGACTAACCGTTTCGGACCCAACGACAATTGGCCCAGGCTCTGCCAATCCTTATTTAGTTCGCAATGAAACCAATTCCACTGCTGATGGTTTTAGTCATTGCTATTCACCAACCACTGCCAATACATTTGGCATTTATGGGGCGGTGCCAATTAATGTTTTAATTTTCATTAGAAATGCCGTTGGTGATTTTGAAAGCGCCATCAATGGTGTGCAAATGTCAGTGGCAGGGCAAGATGGTTATACGGCTCGTCAAATTATTCCCATCAATACAAACGTGACCATTGGGATATTACAGGCATCTAGTGCAGATGAAGGACTTGCCCCTGAGGAGGCGAAAGATTCACGGCGTGTACTTGCCTCTGTTTTTGACAATTCTGGCTTGTTTAAATTTGGTTCAACAAAATTAAAAGTAATTTCAGCAAATCGTGGAGATATTGTTGATGGTCTAATGGTGGTCAATTTAAAAGCAGTTGAACAGGGCAAGGCGCATTCTGTTGCTTATGGCACTGATCGTTTTGAGGGGGTGAATGCTCAAGATGCTACAGCCGACACTCCATTGGGAGAAAAAAGACGCCAGTGGGAAGTCGTAAGGACAACAACCAATGATTTACTAAATCAAGATGCTCGTCCAGAAATTAACAGCGCTCAAGCATTGCTAAATGATGGTCGAATTTATAGTTATGAAATTGTTGGATATAGTCAACATAGGAGTGGTATTAAATATAGATGGGTAAATCGAGGACGTAACAGCTATGTTGAACAATATAGGGATCATTGGACTACTCCCAATTATGGTTATGTTTATCAGCGCAATATAACCGAAAACGAGAAAAATGCCTTACGTTCTTATATTAGCCTTAATCCAATTGCAGGGGATGATGTTTTATCTAGTTATAGAGAAGATATATTTTATACCAAAGCCATTGTTCGCATAGAAGAAGCATCTTATCAAACTGTTTCTCCTTGTAATATTGTTGATTTCTCTTTGAAGGCTCGCATTTTTAAACGTGTTAGCGGAAGGCAGGAAGAATACGGAAGTGGACGCCGTAGTTCGGGCTATAAAAGCGCTGACAATGGATTGAAATATAGAACAGCAATGTTCGTTTTAAAAGTGAAACGTGCTCAAGATAATGACTATACACATGTGCCTTGCGTTTTTATAGTTCGCAGAAGCGCAGACATTGAAAATTTTATTTATCTACGCTTCAATAGTAAAACTTCGGGGGCAAACAATGCCCAACATTGGCAATTTAAATTTGAACCAATTTATGATATTGCGGCTGAAGTGGCGACAAAGCCAAATCTTCTTAATTCGTCTGGAGAAACTATTTATTGCGTGCTAGAAAACTCTGGCAATCAGGCATCTATTCTCCTTAATTCATCGCTATATCCTGGTGCACGGTGTGATTTTGTTGGTCTGGTCTATACTTCCATATTTTTTCCGCCTGTCAATCAACAACCGGCTGGCTTGAACGAATGGGACGTATTTAGCAATACTTCAGACAGTCAAATTCAGTTTTCGTTTGACAATGGCCCGGAAATGCAAATTGCTGCAGTCACGGAACAAATTGTTGATTCCTTTAATAACTATTCATCGCTTTATGACAATTTAAGTTTGATTGGGCTCAATATGTATTCAGGCAAGAGCGTTCAAGACTTGCGATCCTTCAGCGTGTTCGCCACCCAAGGACGCCTCTGCCGCCTTCTTCGCACCTCTGGCACTGTCAATAATATTGCATGGGGACAGCCTGGTTTCCAATATCTTTCGGACTCAGCCAATGGCTATGCAAATACCGCTCCAGATATTTTCATTGATACCGTTCTTGATGTGCAAGATGGTATTGGCCGCCATGCAAGCGTGCATTCCGTAGATTTAGAGCAATTGGCAAAGAGTAAAAAGTTTTGTGAAACCAATAATTTATTCATGGATGGAGTGATTGCGGAGCCGGTTTCGTGGCGTCAATTTTGGGCGCAAACATCTGGCTTTAGCTTGCTAGAACTTGCGAAAGTTGGCGGACAAGATGTATTAATTCCGGCTGTGCCATACGTGCAAAATACTGGTGCAATTACCAGGCAAATTAGTATTTCTGCATTGTTTAATCAAGGCAATATTATTGAAGAATCGTACAAGGAAGAGTTTATTGATTACGGGGAAAATACGCAAGATATGATTCTCACTGTTATTTACAGAAAAAGCGATGCAGAAGATACATTTGGTACGAATACAAGCGTGGATGTGCAATTTACTGATGTTGTAGAAGGCAATGCATCTCGCAAGACGATTGATGCGTCAGGATTTGTTACACGCCGTCAGCAAGCCATTTTGATGGCAAAATTCCTTTGTAATAGCAAGCGCTATTCACAACGCGCCATTGAATTTAAAACCTTTCCCACTGATAGTCCCGTTTTTCCTGGTGCATATATTTACGTGGAACTGGCCCATAATCAATGGGATGGCATTTACACGGGAACCATTGAAGACGGAGGCAAATTAAACCTGCCGGTGACTACTACTATTCCCGATGGAACAAACTATTCAATGCTTGTGTATACGCCAGATGGCGGGGCATCTTCCACGCAATTATTTACCGGCGTTACTGTTGCTAGCAATCAAGCGCGAGTGGGGAATGATTTTGGGGCTTTCCAGAATTACGTGGGCAAACTTTTTGTGATTGGCACTGTTGTCAATACAAAGCGAGTGTTTCGTGTGACGGAAGTACAAATGGATGAAGAAGGGGAAGTGACCATTCGCGCCGTACATCATGCCACTGATGGCAATGGCCTATCCATGATTTCTCGCGGTTTGGCAGAAACGGTAAATGGTTTGTTCTTAATTGATGGTCGTTCAGAATAGACTATGTATAGAATGTAATTATTAACGATTCATTGACATGGCTTTTTACACTGGTCGCTCTGGAAGCCTGGCCTTTGGTACAACGGACAGCACGGCGCCTTCTAGCAGTCTTAGCCAGCCCACTAACATTCGTCAGGTGGCCAAGATTCGCGACTGGTCGCTTGATACCACTGTTGAATTGATTTCTACCAATTCTATTGATAGTGGCGTTAATACTTTCACCCCTGGCATTAAAGGTGCCACTGGTAGCGCCACATTGATTTATTACCGCCTGGAGGGTAACGAAACCAACACTTTATATTCTTTCGTGAATTTGCTGCAAAATTCAATTATGAAAACTGGCAATATTACGGAAGCTGACCGTTTGTTTTTTGAACTTAATACTGGTGGGGATGGGGCAGACGACGTTAAATTTTGGGGCTATATTACTTCCGCTGGTGTGGCTGTTTCAACCGGCGAACTTTCTACTGTTCCCATCCAATTCACCATGGACGGTGATTTTGTGGAAGTATTGAGCTAATTTAATGACTTTCTTCGCTGGACATACGGGCACGGTCCGTTTGCGGAGAAATTCGCAAGTGGTTTCATTTAATAGTGAAATCACGCCAGATGACGTGAATGTAGTCTTAAATCGACTTGGGTTTGATGGAAGCTTAGAAAATTTAACTACTGGTGATCGCATAACAATTTCCACCACTGATCCACGTAAGTTAATTTGCTTTCCTGCAGCAAATTGGCCTTTAGTGCTGCAAGTTCAAGAAACATTTACGGCCTATGTGAATGTAAATTTATATGGTGGTTTGCGATTTTTTCGCACATTTGAAGCAGCGGTTAACAACGAAAGAAGCCTAGAGCTTCCCCTGGTTGCATTTACAGGGGCTCCAGTTGCTATTACTATTGAAGTGGAAGATGCAGACTATAACATAGCGGGCAATGTTACAGGGTTTACTTTTCAAACCGAACGAGATGCGGTTGAGACCACTTCGCTTAACGATAAATTTAAGCAGCAATATAGCGCTGGATTGATTAGTGGAAGTGGTTCGATTGATGCGCTTTTTAATCCATTTACAACGGAGCGCAAAGAAAATTCACTCTTACTTTTACAGCTTATTCAACGCATAGAAATTGGAAGCGCATTTTCGGCTCAATTATGGCTTACGGACGAAAACGCATATGGCAGTGATTTGGATGTATATTATGAATTTGACGCAGTAATTAACAGGGCTGGCGTTGAGATTAGGGGCGATCAGATCATTTCCGTGTCCATTGATTTTCTTTCGACAGGGGAAATTAGTCTAAAAGTAGGAAGAGCGCAAGGTTATGTGCTGCAGCAAGATCAAGGGCGCATTCTTACCAAATTGTTTGACGTGGATGCATTGCTTCAGGAAGTAGATGATTAATACAATGGTGGCAATGGTTAGAATTCTTTTAATAGCACAGACATTGTAAGATGGCCGACCAGACAATTTCTCAGCTTAATTTGCTTGCTGCTGGGTCATTGGCCGCCAATGATGAGCTGCCGATTGTTGATATAAGCGCTAGTGAAACAAAGAAAATTCGTGCGGCTAGTCTGGTTGAAGCTGGTATTGCCTTAATTACTGATGGCAGTATTGATTTAATCAAACTTAATCAGGCTAGTACAACCAAAATCGGCACGTCTGCATTGGCAGATAGCCTAATCACTTCTGCAAAATTAAACGATAATAGCTCTATTGTTTCAGCCAGCACTTCTCCCGCCGCCAATAATTTTACTGGTAAAGGTTGGTTCCGCTCTACTGACCAAAATCTCTATATTTATTCTGCTGGCTCTTATCAGCAAGTGGTTATGCCCACTGCTGGTATTGCCGATGGTGCCATTACAACGGCAAAGATTGCTGCCAATGCCATCACTGATGCCAAAATCCAAAGTGGTGGTTTAACTGCTGGAAGCATTGCTTCGGACGCAATCACTACTATCAAAATTCTTGATAGCAATGTAACAACGGCAAAAATTGCTGATAGCGCAATTACCAATGCAAAAATTGCTGCTGCAACTATTCAGGGAACCAAGATTGCTGATGGGGCAGTTGGCACTGCTGCGTTAGCAACTAGTGGCATTACTAGTGCAAAATTTGCGGCTGGTGCAGTTGACACTACAGCCCTTGGAAGTAGCGCTGTTACTAATGTAAAAATTGCAGATACTACCATTGCCTATGCCAAGCTTAATTTGGCGGCTGGTGATGTTCCTGGCAGTAAAATTACAAGCGCCACAATTAGTGGCCTTCAGCTCGCCTCCGCAGCCGTTGCAACGGCTGCCATTGCCGATGGTGCAGTTACTGCTGCCAAAATTGTCACAAGCGGCGTTACGGCTGGCAAAATAGACACGAGCGCTGTCACGACGGCCACCATTGCTGCTGCTGCCGTAACTGCAGCAAAGATTGACGCCGAAGCTGTTGGTACGTCTGCACTAGCCTCTAGCGGCATCACTTCAGCTAAATTTGCCGCTGGAGCTGTTGACACGACAGCTTTAGGAACAAGCGCTGTTACTACTGTAAAAATTGCAGATAGTGCTGTCACTTATGCAAAACTTGGCCTGTCCGATGGCGACATTCCTGGCACAAAGATTACTTCCGCAACCATTAGTGGACTACAAATTAGCACTGGTGGCATTCTGACGGCCAATTTAGCCGATGGCGCCGTAACGAATGCAAAGATTGCATCAACCACCATTGGAGCCGGAAAATTTGCTGCAGGCGCTATTGCCACAGCAGACATTGCTGACGATGCCATTACCAATGCCAAAATTAGCGACAATGCAGTGGATACGCTGCAAATTGCCGACAGTGGCGTTACAGCCATTAAGCTCGCTAACAGTTCTTCTGCTGTTGTTCAGGCAAATGCGCCAATTTCCAATGGCGCCTTCACTGGCCAACAATTTTTAGACACTTCCACTGGTTATGAATATACGTGGAATGGCAGCAGTTGGCAACGCCAAGCAGCAATTAATGATATCACTTTTAATGATTCCACTCCTCTTGCTTTTTCTGTTTCTTATCCCGATAATTTCTCGGCAGTTATCACTTCATCGTTAGATAGTCAAGCTGCTAATAGGTTTTTTGTTGGCCCAACAACTGGTGCAAATGCAGCACCAACCTTCAGGGCAATGGTTCCGGCTGATTTGCCATTAGCCACGAGTGGTACTGTTGGCGCTGTGCAGCCCGGCGCGGGCTTGCAAATGGGCGATCCTGGCGTTATTCAGCATATTAATGCAGCCACGGCAGGCACGTTTATTGGTGCTATCACCATTGATGCTCAAGGGCATATTGTCAGCATTGCCAATGGTTTAACGGCTGATGAAATCCCAGAATTAGACACTACCAAGATTACCACTGGCACTTTTAATAGTGCATTTTTAGCGCCAAATAGCGTTACGGCCTCACAATTAGCTGATTATGGTATTGCACAAGTTAGCGAAAGTGCTCCCACTCCTGAGTTTGCTGGACAATGGTGGATCAATCCCAATGATCGCTCTGCTTATATTTGGGTGGGTGTGGTATCACCTACGCCTGAAGGTTACTGGCTAAACCTTGGTTATGGTAGTCCCACGCAAATTAACCTTCGATTTGGCGGCACTTATAACGCCTCCGGCAATGTTGTTGAAAGTATTAATAGTTATGGCATTGAAGCTGGTTTAACGGTGGGGCAGGCTCTGTCTAGCCCAAACACTAGCAGCAACGGCCTCTATCTTATCGTCACATCTTCTGGTGTTGGCACCACGCCAGCTCCCAATAGCAATCTTGCCATTGGCAACTGGGTGCTGTCCGAAGGGATTGGCGCTAATTGGCGCAAAGTAGAACTAACTAGTGCCGTTGCGGGTATTGGCGATCAAGACGTTCTTGTTGACGGAGGTTCGTTGGTGCCTGTAGCTTCTGGCATTGCTAGCCAGGAAGATTTCAATGAAAGTGTGTGGGCGAAAGTGCAAATTGCAAATACAACTACAGCAGGCATTGTGCGTGCTTCTAGTGAAATTACAGTGGCATCTGGCACTGGCATTATGAATGTTGGCACTGTAGACGATGGCGCTTATTGAGCCATGCTGCAGGAGCTAAATCATGCATATCCCGCAAAAGTTTGTCTATGCAGGCAAGGAAATACCACCTTA